TGTGGTGCTAGATACTGGCCCAGATGATAGAATTGACCATGTTTTCCGTGAACGTAAGGGCGTAAAGTACGATCATCTAGCTATGATGTACCCAAATGGTACGCTTGATCCTAAAGTTATGAACTATATGGGGTCAGATAAGACAACAACTGTGCTAGAAGTTATATGTCGTGACTATTCTGTAAAGAATGAAGAGGCTTATCTAAGCTATGCGTTCTGTATGACTACAAATACTGTACTAAATTACAAACAAATGAAGGGTAACGGCTCGAATCCGTTTATATGCTTCCGTTGGTCTAAGTGTGCTGGCGAAGTTTATGGTCGCGGCCCACTAATTAACGCATTATCTGCTATAAAAACTACAAATCTTACCATTGAAATGATACTTGAGAATGCACAGATGGCTATCTCTGGTATATACCAAATGGAAGATGATGGCGTAATAAACCCAGATACAATACAGTTAGTCCCAGGATCTATCATACCAAAAGCTATGGGATCTAGCGGATTACAGCCTATTCGTGCAGCAGGGAACTTTGATGTAGCCCAGTTAGTGCTTGGTGATATGCGTCAAAACATAAAACGTGCGTTATATAACGATATGTTAGGCAATCCAGACAAGACACCAGCGTCAGCAACAGAAGTAGCAGAGCGTATGGCAGACCTTTCTAGGCGCATGGGTGCTGCTTTCGGTAGGTTACAAGCTGAATTAGTCCAACCAGTGCTACAGCGCGTTATTTACATCCTTAAAAAGCAAGGACGCATTGATGTACCTACAGTAAATGGACGTGAAGTTAAGATACGTTCTGTTTCTCCGCTAGCTCAAGCGCAATCAAACCAAGATATTTCTAGTGTTGGACGCTTCCTTGAGATGGTTGCTGGTACATTTGGGCCAGAGATGTTGCAGCTACTTATTGATGGTGAGCAAACAGCTATACATTTAGCTAAAAAGTTTGGCGTTCCTGAAAGCTTGATTCGCGATGAAGAACAGCGTAAACAAATAGCTGCATTAGCGCAACAAATGGCGCAACAACAAGCGCAGCAACAGCAAGGTGAGATGGTTGAACAGCAAGGTTAATATTGGAGTCGATGGTTATCAGAGAGCTACAAGTCAAGATCTCCAGATTAGCCAGAATATTGCTGAAACATTTAGTACCCCTGCTGGTGAGGCTGTCTTAAAGTATTTGCGTTCAGTTACTATTGAAATGGTACATGGGCCTAATGTGACCACAGAAGAACTAAGACACCATGAAGGTCAGCGTTATATCGTTGGCCTTTTAGAGCGTCGAGTATCACATGCACATAGGAGTAAAAACAAATGAATGACATACCAGTAGGATCAGAGCAGTCTACACATGGTGAAGCAGAAGAGCGTGACTTCGTAGTTGCTGAAGACGCGGCTCCAGCTAGACCAGAATGGTTGCCAGAAAAGTATAAGAGTGGTGAAGATTTAGCTAAAGCTTATAAAGAACTAGAGTCTAAGCTAGGCACTAAAGAAGAAGATCTGCGCGCACAGTTTAAAGAAGAGTTTGACTCTAGCAAAAATGCTGATCGCCCTGCATCTGCTGGTGAATATGCATTGCCAGACTTTGTAGATGATGAAGAAGCAGTTGATAACGAGCTATTAAAGTGGTGGGCTGAACAATCTTACGACAATGGGTTTGGTCAAGATAAGTTTGAAAAAGGTATTGAGATGTATCTTCAAGCATTAGATGGGTCTGCTCCTGATCTTGATGCTGAAGCTGCAAAGCTAGGGGAGAATGCAGATCAGCGTATTGAGTCAGCTTCAATGTTCGCTACTAAGTTCTTCCCTAGCGAAACTATGCCAGCAATCGAGCGTTTGTTTGAAACGCATGAAGGTATTGTAGCTATGGAAGCCATACAAGAAGCTATGAAAGATGGCTCATTTGCTGGTGACGCTACCCCTGCAGCTGGTCTTTCAGAGGATAGCTTAAAGGAAATGATGCAAGATCCTAGGTACTGGAGTAAGAATGATCCAGCATTTGTTCGGCAAGTAGAGGCTGGCTTTAAGAAGCTTTATGGAAGCTAAGATAATAAAGCGTGGTAATTTTTACCTAACGCCATTTACAAAAGATCATGTTGAAGAAGTAATTTCCAACTTGAGTCCAGAAAATGTCAGGGAGATAAATCTCCTTGGCTATCATAACGTCAGAGAATGCATTGAAGAGATGATGAAATACTCTGATTGCTACCTAGTACGCAAAGAAGGTGAGGTATTTACTGCAATATCTGGTCTTTGGTACGAGGATGGCAGAGAAGCACCACAGTTTTTTGCAATGTTTTCTAAGAATATTAAGAAAAACTTTACATCTATAGCGCGTGGATCGCGTATGTTAATAACATTTTTTGATAGAACACAGGACGAAATGTGTATGCGTATATTGAGCGATCACCAGTTTATGTTGGATTGGGCAGCATGGTTAGGGTTCGAAGCAATAGGTGTAACTGAGTTTAATTCTAATCACTATGTTGATTTTGTGCGTTGCATTTCCCCACAAAAAAGTGCTTATAGTGAAACATCACGGCCCGTCGTGCACTGAAAGGCCCATTTGGATACCCTTGTCGATGTGAAGGAACGGATACCCGAGTAACCGAAACTTTATATTTAGGAAAAGAAAATGGCTAATACTATCGACCAAGCTTTTATTAAGCAGTTCGAAACTGAAGTCCACATGGCGTATCAACGCATGGGTTCTAAGCTTCGCAACACAGTACGTTCAACAAATGTATCTGCATCAGTAGCAAGATTCCAGAAAATCGGAACAGGCACAGCGTCAACCAAGGCACGTAACGGAGATGTTACAGCAATGGAACTAGCGCACACTAACGTAGAAGTCACAATGGCTGACTACTACGCAGCGGAATACATTGATAAGTTGGACGAATTAAAGATCAACATCAATGAGCGTCAAGTTGTAGCTCAATCTGCTGCTGCTGCATTAGGCCGCAAAACAGATGAGTTAATTACAGCAGCTATGGATGCTGGTGCAAACTCAACGCAAATCGCTGACACAGCTGGCGCACTAGTAAAAGGTGACTTGCTAACATTGTTTGAAACAATGGGTACAGCTGACATTCCAGAAGACGGACAGCGTTATATTGCTATGTCTCCAGCTGGATACACTGACTTGTTCAACATTAATGAGTTCGCATCAAGTGATTATGTTGGGCCACAAAGCCTACCATTTGCTGGTGGTATGACAATGAAAGAGTTCTTAGGATTTAAGATCTTCTCAACGTCTGCTGTTGCTGGTGGTAAAAACTTTGCATACCATACGTCATCAGTTGGTATCGGTATTAACTCTGATGTTTCAACAGAGCTTAACTATGTACCGCAAAAGGTTGCACACCTAGCTACATCAATGATGTCAATGGGTTCAGTAGTAATCGACAACAATGGCGTTTACGAAGTTTTAGACAACAACTAATATTTTAGGGGGCGAAAGCCCCCTTTAACTCCAATATATAGGTTGAAGAAATGCCAGCAAATACACCAATAAAAGTATGTTCACGCGCTTCCGTCCTTATGGGCGGTTCTCCTATTTCATCGTTTGATGAAGGTACAGCCGAAGCTGATGTAGTTGACGCAATGTACGAGGACATAGCAAGAGCCGCGTTGACAAGTACACGCTGGCGATTTGCTACAAACCAACAAGTATTAAACAGATTAGCTGCAGCACCTACTAGCAGATATGACGCTGCATACCAAATGCCATCAGATCTTCTTATGCTTAGTGCGGTTACAGTTAACGACGACCCAATAATATATGACACATATGGCGATAAAGTATATTGCGATACAACTACAGAAGAAGTTGTTGTTGCAGATTATATATACAGAGCCAGCGAATCTTCTTGGCCTTCTTACTTTACACTAGCTGTAGAGTTTCAAGTAGCTGCAATGCTATCAATATCTATAGCGCGAGATGCTTCTTTAGGTAGTATGATGGATCAACAAGCTGAAAGACAGATGATAAAAGCCAGACGACTTGACTCGCAACAACAGACAACACGCAAGTTAATGACATCAAGGTTTATAGCACAAAGGCGTAGCTAATGCAGAAAGTAAGAATACCACAGAATAGCTTTCAGTACGGCGAAATAAGTGACAATACTGTAATGAGGACTGATAGTCCTATCTATGCTTCGTCTGCGCAAAGTTTAGAGAATATGATTGTATTGCCAGAAGGTGCTGTAAAAAAGAGACATGGTGCTAAGTTTCATTATAAAAATACACAAACAAACAAAGAATTATACTTAGCTCCGTTTATATTTGACGATAACGAAGAATATATAATTGGTATTGGTGAAGCATATATACTGTGCTGGAGAATTACTGCTAATAATAATTTAAGTTTAGTAGATACTATTACACAAGACACGCAAAGCAATGTGCTGCCGTTTGATAAGGACTACTTACATCAGTATAACACTGCGCAATATGGTGACGTTATGTTTATATGTCACCCATTGTTTGCGCCGCGTATGCTTACAAGAACAAGTCTTACAACATTTGAAGTTAGTGTATTTAGCTTTGATG